TATAAAGGTATATTTACTTGCAGATTACAATAGTACTGTAAATGCAATAAATATGGAAGGATGTGTTGAATGGTATTATTCAGATGCATTGCCTGATATGTATTGTCAAGATTGTGATGCTGAATTTAGAGACGCTAAGGAGGTTAAAGATGAAGACTAGATTGTTTGCACCATTTAGAAACCAAAAACATCAACAAGAATCATTTGAAGAGTTACTAATTAATATACCTAAGACAAGGCAATGGTATTTAATGATGTATCTAGGTCAAATGGAATCAACAATTGTGGAGGGCTATAAAGATGAATCAGACAGTTAAAGAATGTAAACAATGTCAACAAAGATTAGTTATGGATTGGTTTGAAGAAGAAGGAGATATTTGTAAGTTTTGTGAGCCAATAACTATAACTATGGTAAAATAAAGGAGTTGATATGATATTCAAACTAATAAAATATACACCTGAATCTAAACCTACTCATGAAAAAGTGCCTAAAGAAGACCTATGGGAAGATGGTGAATTACGTTTACGTGATGTTGAGCAAAAAATTCTACTTCATGTTTTAGATGAAGGTGATTGGATTCTTGTAAGGGAGGTTTATAATGGGGAAGATTAAAGATGTAGCACAGGATTGGCTTGAAAATTGTGGATATGATTTAGGATATGACATGACCAATTTACCTGATATGAGTAATTGGAATGTTATTAGAGTAAATCAAATAGAAGCTTACACGTATTATAATAATAAACAAGTAATCGAACAAGAAGACTTGAGAATTAAATATGGAGCTCCTGAACCACCTGAGGTTGAAGATGAATAAAGAAGATATGATTAGGATGATAGAGTCTGGTGAGAAATTGCCAGACTATTGTCAACAGGAATTTGATGATATTAATTTTAAAAACATGAAGGAGAAGAAAGATGTCAAAGTTTATATCAGACGTTCTAGACGAAGCTTCAGTAATGTTGGTAAAACACCACGGATGGGCTTATCTAGATCAAATGACAGACAGAGAACAATTAGAAGTAATAAACGAGTACAACGATCAACAGAGCAAGTACATAGTAGTCGTATTCGAAAGAAATGATAAAGAAGTAACGTTTGGTAGTAGAATAGTAACCAAAGAAGAACTAGAATTAAATCAAAATATTGATGAAAGTGATTATAATTTTAGAACGGAAGAAATGGAGGAATAATGGAAGAGAAACTTAAGAAAATGAAGAATTATCTTGAGGAACGGATGCAACAAGTGGACGAACTTGGTAATCATTTTATGAGGATGGAAATGTATGATGATGTAAGAAAAGCAGACATAGAAGGTCGTGGAAATGAGTTAGTAAAGGTCTATGAAATTATATGTGAATAACGTATATTATATAGTCGTTTAATCACACAATATAGCAGATTTAGAGGGGATTTTCTCCTCTATTTCTGTCCCCATTAACTGTAAGGAGTAAATATGGAAGAACAAAAATCAGTAGAAATCCCTGTCGTTGAAGGGATTGAAGAAATAGTATCGACAGAATCATGGAAATCAGATAAAATAGATAAACTTGCTGGAGCATTGGCTAAAGCACAATCTGAAATGGATGGAGCAGCAAAAACTAGTACAAATCCATTCTTTAAATCAGAGTATGCTGACTTGCATTCAGTAATAAGTTCATCTTTCCCCTATCTTAGTAAAAATGGATTATCTATAAGTCAAGGTAATGAAATTATTCCTGGAGCAGTATGTGTAACTACTACATTATTGCATGAATCAGGACAATGGCTAAGATCTAAAATAAAAGTACCTATGCCTAAAGTAGATGCTCAAGGAGTAGGAACTGCTACAACATATGGAAGAAGATATGGATTGGCAGGAATGGTAGGTATTGCACAGAAGGATGATGATGCAAATTCTATTAGAAAAACAGAGCCTTTAAAAAGAGGTGTTAACGTTAACAAGTAAGGAGTAAAACAATGGCAATTAAAACAATGTCGCATAGTTCTGGTAATGGTACTTGGTCTCAAGGTTGGCATGAGCTAACTATGACTGAAGCTGAGTATGGTGACTGGAATGGAACAAGGTTTTTAGATATTTGGTTTGAAGGATATCCAAAAACTTTTAAGTTAAGAGTTTATGAAGCTCATAACAAAGAAACACATGAAGAGTTTGCTTTAGCTAAATTCTTCAAACATGCAAATGCTGGTATAATTGATATAGTTAAATCACCTAATGGTAAACAAGCAATTCAATATGATGATGATGAAAAAGGATTGATTGGTAAAAGTATTAATGGATATTTTTACAAAGATGGTGAATATATCCGAATATCAAATAGAGTAGCTCCTGTAGCACAAGAAGGGGAAGTATTATCTTATTCTACAGATGATGTTAATTTCTGGAAAGGTGTTACAGAAAAGTATGAAAATGAGCGTATTCAAAAGAATGCTCCCACAGTAGAAGATACTACGACAAAGAATGTCGTCGATGAAGATATTCCGTTTTAGTATCTAATTAAAAGGGGATGCATCCACACTTACACATCTATTCGACACTTTGTGTCCCCTTTTAAACAACTATTAAGGAGATTATTATGACAGTAAGAGAACATCTGATGAAGTTCCTTGATTGGCACTTTACTAATAAAAAACAATTCAAAACACATGATATCCAGAACCTATCAGAAAGAGGCAGTAAGAAATTTGGTAGAAGATTAGGATCACCTGAAACATATACAAGGCAATTTAGAGATTTAAGACAAGCAGGATTGTATTATGTGGATAAAATTCATACTTACGGGAGTAATGAAAAATCATGGTATGTAAGGAGTAAAGATGATTAAAGAATTCGCATTTGGCACACATAACAGACATCATTTCTCTGACGTAAATAAGATGGGAAGCTATATGAATATGGCTCAAGATACATTTATGTCTTTGTATGACTATGATGAACATGTAGTAGAATATGTAAAGAAAAAACGGAGTTTATCAGGATATGATGGTATTATGTATATACCTGATGAATTCATACTAGATGTAGATGGTTCCAATCCTGAAAATGCACTTGAGAAACTACAAGGCTTACTATTGTTACTAGAAGATTTAGATATCACTAGAAAAACATACTTTAGTGGCACTGGATTTCATGTCCACATACCTCAAGAAGCTTTCAGATGGAAACCTTGCGATGATTTACATATCAAAGTAAAAGAAGAACTGAAATCTAAAGGTATATTTGATTTTGCAGACCCTTCTGTTACAGATAAAACGAGACTTATTAGAGTTCCTAATACATTAAATAGTAAATCTAATTTATGGAAGGTGCAGCTAAATGGTGGGCCTATGGATATAAAACATATTATGGATTATGCTACCAGTTCTAAAGAAATAAAAGAACTTGATCATGAATGCGATCCAGTATTCGATGTATTAGAAAGAAAAGTTCAGCCTACTAAAGGATTTCAAAAAATTTCTTTAGGAAGGCAGCCTGACCCTGTAAACTTTCCTTGTATTCAAACTATGTTAGAAGGTACAGCTCAAGGACAAAGACATCAAGTGGCTTTAAGATTATCAGCACACTTTAGATGGTTGTATCCTGAAGATATTGTAAGAAACGTTATGGAAGTATGGAGAGCTCAAGTAGATAATCCTGAACACCCATTTACTGTAAAGGAAATGGATGGAATTATTACTAATTGCTATACAGGGCACGATGGAGCAGGATATCGATATGGATGTAGTGATATTATAATGGATGAGTATTGTAAAAATACTTGTAAGTTATATAAATCGAAGAAGTCTCAAACTATAATGGATGCTAAAACTATGGAAGCGGAATTTCTAGATTTCTTAGCTACAAATAGAGAACCATTGAATCTAGGGAAGTTATACGGTCAAGACTTTCCAATTTATCCAGGAGAGGTAGTAATAGTTCAAGCTCCTCCAAAATCTATGAAGACTATGCTATTACAGAACTGGGTAAATTCATTTAAGCGACCAACTTACTTCATTGAGATGGAAATGAGTCCAAGGCAGATATGGTCTAGATTCTGTATGATTGAAATGGGGTGGGACGATGAACAGTTAAAAGAACATTATACGCAATTGAGTCAAAATCTAACTGACAAGTTTAACTGGTTAACAGTAGAATATGGTTCCTGTTATCCTTCTGAATTAGAGAAAAGATTATCTTTGCTCGCAGTTAAACCAGAAATCGTTATTGTTGATCACTTAGGTCTATTAAGGTCTAAGCAGAGAGATAATAATATGAAGGTTGAAGAAGCATCTCAAGCATTAATGGAACTAGCTGTTCAACATAAAATCATTGTATTTGCTGTATCTGAAATAACTAAGTCAGCTATGACTGAAGGTATGAATATAGCATCATCTAGAGGTTCATTTAGAATAGCGTACAATGCAAACAAAGTATTGTCTATCACTCCTTTTAAGAATGAAGATAATATTATAAAATCTCTACAAGTAGAATCTACTGCTAATAGAGAGAAGGAATGGCTCAATGTGAGTCTTCCTATAAGTGGAGTACAAATCCGATGATTATAATGGGGACAACAACTGGTCCTATAAGTCCTATATGCGTAGCTACAGATAGAGCATCTTTCTAGGCTAAGGAATATGTGAGTCCCCATTGTATAAACTGTAAGTATTTAGATGAAGATAAATGTACTTATTTCAAAAGATTCAGAATTTCTGAGCCAAAAGAAATCCCTTGGGATATTGCAAATAAAAGTTGTAAAGTTTACATGCCAAATACTGAAGATGAACATCCTTTACTAGATATAGTATTGGATTTATTTAAATAGGAGTAAGAATGAGTGATCCAATTGAAGAAATAAGGATTAGATATCCTGAAACATTAAAAGAATTCCAAACTATACAGAAAGAAATGCTTTATTTGTTTTGTGAAAAGCAATTAGACTATGGTCCAACCAATATTGGTATGGGGAAAAGTAAAGTTAAGGAAGATAAAGATGTAGAATTGTCATTATTAGGGCTAGGAACTAGACTAAATGATAAAACATCTAGGTTTTTAAATCTAACATTGCAAAAAAAGACACCAAATAACGAAAGTATTGATGATACACTTATTGATATAGCTAACTATGCTGTAATGGCATTAATTGTAAGGAGTAAATTATGGGGAAAATAACACAAAAGGATATAGATAAGTTACCTAAATCCGAAAAAAAGAAAATTGATAAAGCTAAAAAAGAGATTGCTAAAACTATGCCTAAAGTATCTAAAAAGGTTAAAGATGATGCAAAAGTAATAGCTATAGAGCAATTATCGAAAGATTTAGATAAACTAGGTAATTGGATTGCTGATGTGGATGACGATTTAAAAGAAGTATCCGATCTTGTAGACAGAATAGCTAAAAGGATGGGAATGAATGAGTAAAGCTAAGAAAGTTACATATAAAGAATTAATGGAACGTAATGATTTTCTGTTAAGCAGATTATTAGAAGTAGAAAGAGCTGTAAATTACACTCATACGCTTACATTAGCATATATAGACTGTAATGATGATAAAGAAAAGCTAAGGAAATTTTTAGAGGAGGTAGATAAAAATGAACAAGCAGACAGAAGTGATACTAAAGGAGATAGAAAAGATAAATCAGGAGATAAAGACGTTAAGTCAAAGAGTAAATAATCTAGAGGAATCTTTATTAAAAGAACAAGTTAAAATTATTCCAAAAAGAGATATAGAATCAAGTAATCTTGATAAAATCATAGAAAGTGCCAATATCGCAATGGAAAAATTTAATAAAAGAATGAATAGTTGAAAGTCAAATCTGCAAAAGCCAAAGGAAGAAAGCTTCAAAATTTTGTTGTTGAAGAATTAAGAAAAGCATACCCTGAACTTGAAGATGATGATATTAAAGCACAAATAATGGGAGTTTCTGGTGAGGACGTTGTACTTTCTCCTTTAGCCAAACGCCTCATAGGACTCTCATTCGAGTGCAAAAACCAAGAAAGA